TCAGTCGACTGTCGGGCGGTTTTGGCTGCGTTCGGACTTGTAGCGCATGGCCACTGCCGGCGCCGGCTTGGCGCTGCCGGTTTCCAGCCACTGGCGCATCCGGCTGGCATCGGCGAAGTGGGTGTACTTGCCGAAGGCATCGAGAATCACCATGGCCACCGGGCGGTTGTCCATCTTGGTCAACAGCACCAGGCAGTGGCCGGCTTCATTGGTGAAGCCGGTCTTGGTCAGCTTGATGTCCCAGTTGCTCTTGTTGACCAGATGGTCGGTGTTGCGAAAGCCCAGGGTGTAGTTGGGCTTGCGGAACGCCACCGTTTTCTCGGGGGTGCTGCTCAGTTCGCTGAGCATCGGGTAATTGCGCGCGGCCAGCAGCAGCTTGCCCAGGTCTCGGGCTGTGGACACGTTGCTGTGCGACAACCCGGTGGGCTCGACATAACGGGTCTGGCTCATGCCCAGGGCCTTGGCCTTGGCGTTCATTGCCTTGATAAAGGCGCTATAACCGCCTGGGTAGTTGTGGGCCAGGGTAGAAGCTGCGCGGTTTTCCGACGACATCAGGGTGATCAGCAGCATGTCCTTGCGGTTCAGTTGGCTACCCAGCCGTACGCGCGAATACACACCTTTCATTTCCTTGTTCTGGGCGATGGTAACCGTGAGCATTTCATCCATGTTCTGCTTGGCGTCGAGCACCACCATGCCGGTCATCAGCTTGGTCACCGAGGCAATCGGTACCACCCGGTCGGGGTTGTTGGCGTAGAGCACCTTGTTGGTCTGCAGATCGATCAACAACGCCGCGCCGGAAGCCAGATGCAACTTGGCAGGATCGCGTTGCACCTGGGCGGGGGGTTGCGCAGCAGCGGCCGTGGGGACAGTCGCGGTACCCGTGAGCAACAGCAGCAGGCTTAGAATCGAAAGGGAAGTTTTCACGTTGAGGCTCACTAAAAGTTGTTATGTCGTTGGCTGTGCAAGGGTTTTCCCCCAAAAAAACCGCTGCATTCTGGAGTATGGCCGAGTTGCTGTCGATTGCCCTGTATCTGCTGGGGCAAATATGAAAAAGATTTAATCGTGTACCAATTTTGTACCAATTAGTTGCATTTCCAGCTTGGACAGTTCGGTCCAATCATTGGCTGAATTCAACCACTTCGCATAGGTCGACAGCAGCACCTGGACAGAGTGCCCGAGCTGCCCGGCGATGAAGGCTGGATTCATTCCCGACATAAGGCACATGGTGGCATACGTGTGGCGGCAGTTGTATTGGGATCGGGGTGGAATGCCGAGTGCTTCAACAGCCCGGTTGAAGTGCTGGCCGGGAATTTCCGGCGACTTCATGTGGGGAGAGCTCCCGGAAGGCTGGAAGATAAAGGGTGAGCTGGTGGAGACTCGCCGCTTATGCTTTGCCCGGTCATCGGCGATCCTGCGAGCTGCTGCAAGTGCCCCCAAGGCCCTGCTATTCAACATCACCGTTCGCGTGTATTTCGTCTTGGTGCGTTCAACCACCTGGTTCTCCACCACGATCCTGCAAACGTGGGCGGTCTTCTGCTCGAAATCGATCTCATCCCATCGCAGGGCCATAATTTCGCCTGTCCGCATGCCAGTGTAGAAAGCAAACTCATAGAACGCCGCCACTCCCTGCAGGCACTTGGAGAAGTTGGCGTACATCCAGGCGATCAAGGCGTCGGCTTCCTCAATCGTGAAGGGCTCGATTTGTTTTCTGACTTTCTGCGGCAGCTGGATTGATGCCGCTGGGTTCCTCTCTACTACCTCGTCATAGACCGCTGCACGAAACATCGCCTTGACCCGGGCGATAGCAGCGCGCTTGACTGTCGAGCTTTTCCACTCGGTCTCAGCGACCACCTTCCTCAACACCATCGGCGTTACCGCCGTCATGGGCAGAGCTGCCAAGTACGGCATCCAGTAGTTGTTCATCAAACCCTTGTAGTTCACCCGGGTATCCTTGACGACCTCAAGGCTATCCAGCCAGCTTTGCGCGTACTCGCCAAAGAGAATCTCGGTGGGCCTGGCCCCGTAACTCGAGTTCGGGAACAGCTCGGCGTACCGCTTTTCGTCCAGTACGCCATGTTTCGCGAGGCTGACTACCTGAGCGCGTAGATCAGCGGCCGCTTTGACCCCCTTGGCGGTCTGGGGATACGCGAGGGTTTCATTTCGACGCTCGCCATTCCAAGTGAAACGGATGCGAATTGATTTGCCGATGTACTCGACTCCAGTGGGTAACCCCATTCTCCTTCCAGCCACGCTTCATACCTCCTGATGCTGTAGAAAATCCTTCCATCGATCTTTTTCCATACCCCCTCGGGGATCACGCCGCGGCTTCGCTTGCCTTCCAGGGCGCGCTTGGTTGTGCCGATCAGTTCCGCCATGCGCTCCTCTGGAACTTTGTCGGAAACGTGGGCAATGGGCTGCCGTTCTTCGTCTTGCATGGTTTTCTCCACGCCGCGCATGGCGGCAGAGGTGGGGAGGGGTTAGGCGGCAAGTCTCGGAACCAAAACACCGAGATCCGATAGCTGCTGCAGGGCGATCGCGCACTCATCACCGAACGCGAACATCGCGCTTCCGGCGCCCGATCGACCTTTCTTGTGGCTGTTCTCATGGCCTGGGATAAAGGCTATTCGGCCCTTGATGAGCAGAGTTGCCGATGCGCTGGACATGGCTTCCTGAAACCACTCGGCATCGGTTCGGCTGAATACCAGTGCAATGCCATTCCCGTGGGCGATCAGCCGACGCATCCAGAAACCGGTGTCGGGGCCGTACGGCGGGTTCATCCACACCCGGCCAGCCCAATCTTTCGAGAGCCCGTCATCGAAGACGGTGTATTTCCGCTTCGCTGGTACCGGTGTCACGTAGTCGTGCGGACTGGAGGGGTCAAGATCGAATTCAACGCCCAGGCGCTCAAAGATCCAGGCCGGGGTGTACCACTCGACGCTCTTGTGCTTTGGCTGCTCCGGGCGAGCGCCAATCATTCCAGACATGCGCAGTTCTCCATGCCCGCCTACTGGCAGGCTTGAGTTGTTGTAGGGGGAGGGGTTACTGAATCTTGCCGGTGACGCGTTCGCGCCAGGTCAGGCGCCGGGGAAGATGCTCGCGGCTGTCGATCTCGACCACCACATAAGCGCAGCGGTCGAATGGAGCGTCCCGCTGCTGGTTGAGCCAGCAGGCTTCCTTCTGGGCTTCGTCGTAATTGGTTGCCGAGAGCTGGTGTACGTTGAATCCTTTGCTGTGGACGTTCCAGCCGTGGATCACCGCGATAAACCGACTCATGGCCTCGGCCCCTTCCAGATCATCCAGGCCATGTAGAGCGGGGCGGCGATGGGTAGGAGGATCATGCTGCCTCCTCCCGTTCGTGCTTGATCATGTCGATGAATGACTGGGGCAGGTCGACGGCCTCGGCCCCCGGCGACCAAGACAACGGCGGACTTTTGCGGATCATCTCGTTGACTAGGTCGAACGCTGCCAACAGCTGGTCATCGTTTATCTCGCCATCCTCGGGCAAGTCGTCCATGAAGTGGTCATTGGGGTCTATCTCGCTCGGGTAGTTTGGCGTGCAGAAGACCAGCTTCAGGTCGGCGAGATCGATCTCGTGATTGAGGATGTGGTCGCGCAGATCCTCCTCATCAAAGAAGTAGCTGTCGCCGTCGAAGTCGGTGATCGGCTCGCCGCCCCAGGTCCGGCGCGGCATTGCTGCGAATTTGGCAGCGCGGCTTTCGTCGTGGCAGACATCACACCAGCCGTTGGTTCGGTGTATTGGGTGGTCTGGGTTGTTCTTGCAAATGCGGTGGGTCGAGCCGCAATAGCGGGCCATGTGCTCATCATTCCCCCAGAAGCGGCCATCGGCGGCAACCCAGCCCGTGATGGTTTGAATGCTGGCGGCCTCGGGAGATTCGTACATCACGACTTTTTCTTCGCGCATAGCGATTCCTTGCCGCCATATAGCGGCTGTTCAATAGAGGGGAGAGGGGTTACAGCTGGGTGGAGTACAAATGTACTCTTGTCAGGATTGGCGCTTGGTGGCGGCGATGGCCTTGGCGTACTCGGGAAAGTCAGCCAGCATCCTGTCGACGCCGTCACAGTCACCGCCCAAGGCCGTTATGCGGGCGTGGCCTGCCTGAACCGCCATGCGATACCCACAAGTCATCGCCCGCAGTAGCTCGCGCAGCTCCTCAACTTCCGGATCACGCGCAGCGAACGCCTTGGCACCCTGGTCGGCCATGTCACCGGCGCTGAAGCCGTCGGAGGTTGGTGGGCTGGTGTAGAGCTTGGTCCCGAGGCGCGGTAGCTTTCCCTGTGCCCATGCGATTTCGTGCAAGGACTCACCGAAAGCCACGACCTCACCCACCGGCTCGCCCTGGAGCTGGGCGGCAAGACGAATAGTCGAAGCCTCCAGCAATTGCCGTGCAAGTCCGCACACACCGTTCGGAACGAGGGCGCCCTTTGCGTCCAGAGCGAGAAGGAAATTGATGCTGCTGATTAGTGTTGCGTTGTCGCCATCGAACTGGGTGGCTGGCTGGTACTGGACTGCTATCTGTGCAGCGCCTGTGCGCAAATGCTGTCGAGCTTTGGCGTGCGCCATTTCGTGCTCAGTCGCTTTGCGAACCGAGTAAGGCCAGCCGCTCTCTACCTTGCGGAACACCCATCCGTAGTGGCTCAAGTTCTCGTCGAGCTGGATCAGGTGCAGGCCGTCATCGCACGAAATCATCTGTTCGGTGTTGCTGGATCGGTTTTCTGTGGGCATGGGGATACCTCGCCACGTATAGTCATGGCTTTCAATTTAGGTGGTCGAATATGGAAGCGTTACTCGCCTCTGGGGGCACCGCTGCGTTGTTTTCCTTGGCGCTTTGGTTAGCTAGGAACCTTATTGTAACTAGGCTAACGAAATCAGTTGAACACGAGTATGCTCGGCTGTTGGAAACTTACAAAACAGATCTACGAAGTGCTGAGGAAGAATTCAAAGCAGGGTTGAAAGCGAAAGAGTTAGAGATTTCTGCGCTCCGCAATGGAGTTCTTGCTGCTGTTTCAAGTCGCCAATTGCTGATGGATAAGAAGCGTCTGGAGGCAGCGGAGGAGATATGGGCATCCGTGATGTCACTTGGGACATTTAAATTTGTTTCAGGTTGGATGGCTAATATCAAGTTCGAAGAGGCCGCTAAAGCGGCAAAAACAGACCCAAATGTCCGAAGACTTGTCGATGTGTTGGGGGAGCAGATCGATCCTGAAAAAATGAAAGAGAAGCTTGTTCCGTGTCGGGCGAGGCCGTTCGTAACCCCTTTGCTGTGGGCTTCTTATTCTGCATATTCATCAGTGATGATGCAGGCAGTGATGCAGGCATTTGCAATTAAGCACGGGGTGGATCCAAAGCTAATAACCTCAGATAAAAGCTCGGAAATCCTTAAGTTGGTTCTTCCGCATCAGTCGGAATATATAGATAAGTATGGGGCTGCCTGTTATCATCATCTAATCGAAGAGATTGAGCAGAAGATTATTTATGAAATTCACCAAACAATTTCCGGCGCTGAAACTGATGAGGCAGGGATAAAGCAAGCGGCGGCAGTAATTAAAAAGTGCAGTGAGGTTTCACCTGGCATGACAATTTGAAAAAAACGGAGGGTGCTGGCCGGCAGTGCCGGAGGGTCACGCTGCTTTTATCAATGCCTCGATAACGCGCTGGCCGGCCAATGGCGGAACCGCATTTCCGGCCATGTGCATTGTTAGCCGGTGGTTGTCCGGCCGTAGCGTATCAGCTGGGAACGACATAGCAGCCAGGGCCTCGCTGGCGCTGAGCATTCGCATGCGGTTGCCATCGACCAAGGCCCAGCGGTCCAGGGTGGTGATGGTTCCGATCGGCCGGTTGATGTCGCGGCCTGTGGTACCGGAGCCCTTGCCGTAGTAGGGCATGATGAAGCGGTCGCCGAAGCGCTGGCGGCCGTTGCGTACCCGGTCCAGCGTGGCCTGAGCCCGGCCTGGCTTTTCGATTGCCGACCAGCGCCCGGCGTCGAAGTCGAGGAAGCTGGCTGCCGGCACATGTCGTTCCTGCGGCAGCTGAAGCATCAGCGGCGCTTTGCTGCGAGTCAGCACCATGAACAGGCGCACCCGGTGCTGCGGCACGCCCAAGTCGGCGCAGTCCACGATGTGCGGCGCTGCCTGATATCCAAGTGCATGGACCGCCTGCAGCCAGGCCGGGTAGAGCACCCAGTCGGTGAACTCCGGCACGTTCTCAATCACCGCCGCTTGTGGCCGGTGGAACTCAAGGGCTGATACCGGCGCCCAGGCCGTCGAGCGAGATGCGTCGTGCTGAGGGTTGCCAGACTTCTTCCCGCGAGCCTTCGTGTGACCTTGGCAGCAAGGTGAAGCCAGCATGATGTCGTGTTTAGGCACCTGCTCCCATCGGGCCTGGTGCAGGTCTTGGCAGACGTGCTGCGTGTCGGGGTGGTTGGCGCTGTGCCACTCAACGGCCACTGGCCAGTGGTTTGCCGCCCAGAGAACCTGGACGCCTGCGGCGCGCGCGCCGGTGCTCCATCCGCCGAGGCCGGCGAACAGGTCAATTGCTGTGGGCATGGGAAATTTCCTCCGCGCACTCTAAGCATGGAGTAAGCTGCGATTTTTATATAAACAGGGGTGTTGAGAATGCCAGAGGCTTGCGAGTCGCTATTCCACTACACTGATATAAGCGCAGTTGCTTCAATTCTGAAAAATAAAAAGCTTTGGCTTACTAATATCGGATTCCTGAATGACTCTAAAGAGTTTCATGATGGAATGTCGATATTTTCTGATGTTGTCAAGCAGCTAAAATCAGATCGAGAAATGACTTCCGACTCGACCGTTACCAGAGGCTTCCTACAGGGGGTGATCGATGCTTACAGAATTTTTCCAGATGTAAATTTGTATACTTGCTCTTTTAGTAAGGCTCCAAATTTATTAAGCCAGTGGAGAGCCTATGGGAGTTTTGCAATTGAGTTCTCTCGTCAAGAGTTGGAATCGAAGCACTCTGTGTACGATTGTCGCTATACCATTGAGGAGAAAGAAAGTGTTTGCCGAAGAGGAGTTGATGAATTGATCGCTCATCAAACTCTAATTCTCGATATTGAAGTTGATGAGAAACTAGACCCTTTGCGAAAATTTATGGTTGATATTTCGACGTTGAAAAGCTCTCACTTTCAGGCGGAGAGTGAAGTTAGAATGATTGAAAGCTCGGACTATGAGCTAACTGGGGTTAACTATCGTGCCAAGGGGGATTATTTAATTCCGTATCTCGAAAAAACATTTGATCTGTCCTGCGTGAAGTCTGTGCATATAGGACCTGTAGCAGATCAGGATATAGCTGAGCGTTCGCTTTATTCGTTGCTGCGCTCTTGTGGATTGAGGGATGTGCCTATTGTGCGATCCGATATTCCCTATCGTTCGTGAGTGTTGTGCTTCTGTTTCTCAACCCCCCCCCCCCCGCATCCACGGGGGGGGGCGTCTGCTGTTACGTTGCGCTGAATATCCCAAGTGATAGTTTTGCAGAAGTGCCAACCTTTAAATCGAGAACTGCCTTGAACTCTTGCGCAATAGCTTCGCGCTGAGTTTCTTCGCCGATCCAGCGCAGCTTCAGTACTGGTTGCGAGCCGCTAGTGATGACGGATACACGAAGGCGGATCACCTGTTCGCCCAGCCCTTCGAACGGGATAACCTTGAAGTCCAGCCAGGCCGGCAGGGTTTCTTTGCTGCTGGCCTCGATCTGGTCCATGGTGCTGCGGCTGGCGCGGGTCTCGCCAACGGCGTGGTCGCTTTCCGACGAGGCCTTGACGGTGATGGTGCGCACTGCAGCGATTGCCTTGGCGATCGACATGACGCTGCCGTCTTCGGCAGTGGCCACCAGGTGCTGATGCCAGTCTTCGATCCAGTCGCTCATCGCTTTCTGTGCCAGGCTCTGTCCGCATACAGCTTGCACTGCAGCGAAGGCGGCTGAGGCCTTCAGGCGCAGCACGGCACGGTCATCAGCGTGACCTGGTGCATCCGGGGTGCCGATGTTGAACAGCACGATGCAACTCATGTTGTCCTGGTCAATGAAGCCGCGGGCAGCTGGTGCCGCGCGCTCGACCACATAGGCGCTGTAGTCCGCCAGTGAGTGGGTGGAGTAGGTACCACGGAAGCGGTTGCGGCCTTCCTGGTAGCGCTCCAGATCCACGACGCTGAAGTTCTGCGGGACAATAGCTACCGGACCTAGGGCGGGCAGTTCGCGGCCAACTGCGGCGATGGTGTTTTCTTGGATAAGTTCGAGGGCTTCTTTGCTGAGGGACATGCGCTTTTCCTTGATGGAGAGTTAGGTGCGGGGGGTGATAGGGGCTTCGTCTCGACTGAAGAGCTGATCGCACTTTTCCTGAAACAGAGTGACCTGCCCGCCGGTGCCGACATGCATGGGCGTATCCAGGCTGGTGTTCTCGCTGCGAGTACCGCGCTTGGTCGGCACCTTGTAGTCGAGCTTGTGCTTGATCTTTACTTGGCTGGACTCACCGATACGGCTGAAGTCCAGCGTGATAACCACTTTCCCGGCCTTGTCGAAGTCAACGACGCCGCCAGCGACTTCGGAAATGGCGTGGCCGATCTGGCTGGCGAACGCTCCGCCGTTCAGCTCCTCAAGGAACTCGGCTGTATTGGTTGGGGTTGGCATAGCTTCTTCTCCGTGGGCAGGATGCCGGTCGGCGGCAATGTGATGTGCTGCTGGCGCCGGCCATGCCGGACGCGATTAGAAATTCGCTTCATGCTGCTATCTGTTGGTTCCAGGCGCCCAAGGCTTCGAAGATCCGGGCAGCCTGCGTCTCGTCGAGCGTCAGTTCGCTAGGAATAGCGATCCAGCCCGAGGCTGAAACATGCTGCTGGTTGCATTGAGCGCGCAGGTCCGTATAGATCGCCTCGATCACGTCGGTGAGGTGCGCGGCCAGGTAGTTGCCCTGGGGTGCGACCTCGACGGACTTGCAGTACTGTTCGCCATTGGCCTTCTGGCACATCACGCTCAGGTAGATGGTCCAGCGATGCGGGATATCGCATACCGCGTCGACGATCTGGCGACTGCGGATGCGGCTGCAGTTCTTCCAGTTGACCAGGCACTGCTGGCCGCTGGGATCGATGTTCACCACGGCAACATGGTTGGTGCCCAGCAGCGCCCGGCAAGCACGCTCCATCCGGGCCCGCATGTTGTGCGGTTTGCGCTTGCTCATAGATCCTCCGCAAGCTTCCGCAAGACGGCGCGCTCTGCTGTACTTGGCCGTCGGTGCCGACGCTTCAGTATGGTTTCGGGGTCGACCTTCGCGGATCGCGCCGGCGGGAGAGTGCGCTGGTAGCCTTCGACTTCAGTGGCCTGGCCGCCGGTGGCGAAGAACTTGTCGATACTCGCATTCAGCCGCTCAAGCACTTGGATGCGCGGATCTGGGATAGGCTCGCCGATCATTGCCGCCCGACCAGCTTGCGCGTTGCAGCTGCCTCCATCGCGTCGACGAACTGCATCGCAGCTGGGTACTTGTAGGCGAAGCCCTTGGTCGCACCGGTGGCGATCTCGATCACATCCCAGGTGCCGCCCTTGTTCACCGCCTGGAAGAGCGGGGCGGAATGCCCGACCTTGGCGTGCGCTTCGGCTCTCACTACCTTGCTGCGCTCGAGCAGGGCCGCGAGCACGGCAATCTTCTGCTGAAAAGCAGGATGCATTGCTGTCTGCATGGTGTCTTCCTCAGTTGGGGTCAGGCGTGCAGGTCGAATGACTCGGCCTTGCGGATGATTCGGACCTGGGCAATTCGCCGTTCAGGTACGCGCCGGTCGCGGCGCATTGGGTCGATGTCGCCCATGACTGCGTGCATGGCCATCAACCCAGCAAGGGCGATGCATAGCGGGCTGATGATCTGTTGGCGCATGGCCTTGGTGACGGCCTCGATGCGGCGGCCGGCTTCCAGCTTGAAAAGCGCGGCCTCGATGCGATTGGCCACGGTGCCTGGACTGACCGCCATCTGGCGGGCGATTTCTTTGGTGGTGAGCCCTTGAGCCACCCACAACAGTGCTTCCAGCTCACGGGGTGCCAGCGCCTTGCCGAGCTGACCAATCCATGAGCCGCAGGTGATCGTTTCCATGAAGTGTCCTCGGTGGGCTGCATTGGGGTGTGATCTTTCCGGCTCGGCGCCGGGGTCATTTTTTCGACTCAGCTTTACCTGGCCGCCGCTGGTGCTACCCCGGCATACGCCAGTCGGGCTGACCACTTCCAGTTGTGCGCAAACCTGCGCGCTCAGATCACATCCCGATGCAGCCTGGTGATGGGGAGCCAGGTGATCGGGCAGTTAACGTCAGGCTGACGTGGCGCTGGTTGTTCAGTCGTACAGGCCGTAGCTCAGGTCATCCGGGTCACAGTCGATCACCAGAATGGCGTTACCGAAGTACAGGGACGCCAACATGCGCTCCCAGTCAGAACGGATCGACATGTTGATGGCCACTTTCTTGTCGTCGAGCTTGGCCGAATAGACCTCGCCGAACTCGTCGCACTTGCGCCAGTGGTTTGCCGCATCGCGCTGGCCTGTGATCTTCACGTGCATGCTGTGCTTCAACGAGTAGTTCTCACGGCGGCGGTGGCTGCTGACCCGATCCTCTGGCTCTTCATCGAAGTAGATGTGCAGGAACTTGATGCCGGTGCCGTAGCTATCGCCCTCTTCGATGCGGATTTCGGGGCGCTCCCACTGTTCTTCGGCGGCCTTGTCTTTGTGGTCGCTGATGAACGCTGTGAGCAGCTTGTAGAGCGACACTTCGCCAGTGATCAGGCCTTTGCCGTCTAGCACTTCGGCGATGGATTTTTCTGCCTGCTCGATGATGGTCGAGTGCACGGCGGCTGCCTCCCAGCGCTCGCGCAGGGCATTGGCCACCAGAGCGTTGTAGCGTTGAAGCTCGAAAACATCGGATACGTTGGCCGGCAGCGCGGCCTTCACCGCTTCTTTGATAGCCCCGCCAAAGTCGCCGTAGGAGCGGAATGCATCATTCACAACTTCTTTGAACAGCTTCTCGATACCTTCGTCGATCAGCTCGCGAGGGCGATCGGATTGGGCATATGCGCTTACGCGCTCGGCGAGGAGTGCTTGAAGGGTTTGCTCGCTCATGTGGTGCTCCGTGCTCGATCAGTTGATTTCCCGTCTGGCCCTGTCGCCAAGGCCAGCCAGTGAAATCTGCCGTGACCCGCTGCTGGCGTCGGTCTCTGGCAATCTTCGAATTGTTGTCTCCGACCGCGACCCTGGTCCGCCGGATAACTGTTCTTGGCGCTTTACGCTGCACGCCTGGGTCAGTTGCCAACCCTCTGGACTGTTGAGGCCTGTCCATCGCTGCCTTTGTTGCTGGCCGGTGGTGATCCGGCATCCGTATAACGCAAGTTATGGAGCAAATAATAACCTTAGTTTGGCTTGTGTCAATAACCTAGGTTATTTTTGTGGGCAAAAGAAAACCCGCTCGAAGGCGGGTTTCGTTCAATGATCGATGTGGTCTCGCCACCCGATACGGATCGCGCCGGTATCAAGGCGATCAATGCGAATTCCTTGGGTGCTTTCCAGCTCTGCGATCAGTCGATCCCAGTCCCTCTGGCTCTCCGCTACATCAGGCATCACTTCGATTACCTGGACCTTCTGCACATGAGGTGAGCAGATCAAGCGCTGAACCCGCTGGCCTAGGCGCTCATAGGAGGATTCAGGGGTGTGTGAGAAAGCGAGGGGCGGCATGTACGAAAACTCCGTTTACTGTATGCATATACAGTTATTTCATTTCAAGGAGCTTTGCAATAGAGGCTGGTGTGTAAAGTTTCTTGGCAGGTAAGTTTTTCGCGCAGGATCAGATTCCGAAAGGCACAAAAAAGCCCGGATGACCGGGCTTCATCGAGAGTGCAGGCCTCAGAGCTTCATCATTGCGCGGACAACCACGCCCACAATGCGGCAATTTTCTGCGCACATTTCGACGGGGTACGCCGGGTTCAGCGGCTTGAGGTAACGCCGTCCGCCATCATCCACCAGCTTCTTGAAGGTGGCTTCGTTGCTGTCGGCAAGCTTAGCTACTACGAGCTTTCCCGAGATTGCCTCGGCCTCGGTATCGACCAAGATCATCATCCCCTCGGTAATGCTGGTGCCCACGGGCGACGTCATTGAGTCGCCTTTGACCTCAAGCCAGAAGGCGACGCCTTTCGAGTTGTAGTCGGAAATTTCGTAGCGATCCGAAAAGCCGGGCGGAAAGGGCTCTACAGCTTCAGCCCAAGCGCCTGCTGCAACCCAGCTTACAACTGGGTACCGGTACGACATGTTGGGTTGCATTGCCGGCGCCACATTACTTGGCTCTGTCGTCGATGACTTCCCTGAGTCCAGCCACTCAGCTGAGACATTCAGCGCGCGAGCGATCTCAACCAATTTCTTGGAGGTCGCATTCCTGCCGCTCTCCAGGTGCTGGATCGTCACCTGGCTCACGCCTGCCTTTTCAGCAAGCTGCTGCTGGCTCAAGCCAAGAGCTACGCGCCGGCTGTGGATACGGTCTTTCAGTGTTCCGGTGTCTTCGTTCATGCCGCTAAGGGTAAAACACGCGTTATTACCCTTCAAATAACATGTGTTTGCCTCTTTAATAACTTGAGTTATCATCACTGGCACGATCCATTGAGGCACATACACATGCCAGAGAAAGAGAGACCTGTAGATACGGTGGTCCGCTTGGCCGGCGGCCAGGCTGAGTTAGCCCGTCGATGCAATACGAGCCAGCCCCGTATTTGGCAGTGCGTGCACCGGAATCAGCGCGTTCCCGCTGACCTTGTTATTCCGTTCGAGAAGGCGGTCGACGGGAAAGTTACCCGCCATCAGCTGCGCCCGGATCTTTACCCGGAAGAGGAGGCCAACTCTTCTCGTTGAAGCCAATTGTCGATCATCTGGCATTGCGCCAGTAGATGACCAAAACACCTGCTGATCCATCCAGTACCCAAATCGCAGACACAAAAAAGCCGGGAGGCACCCCGGCTTCTTCACTGCACACAACGAGGTCGATTATGCACACCGCACTCGATGCTAGCAACACCAAGGATAGAACGTCAGTTTTTGGCAATACGCCAAATCTGACGCGTCAGGTCATGTCGTCGCGGGAGATTGCCGAGCTGACTGGTAAGCAGCACTTCCATGTGAAGCGCGACATCGAACGCATGCTAGTTGAGCTCCATGTAGATCCATCCATTTATGGATGCACCTATCTGGACGGCCAGAATCGCATCCAAACCGAATTCCTACTCGACCGAGCACACACTGACTGCTTGTTGACTGGTTACAGCGCGTTGATGCGTATGGCTGTGATCAAGCGCTGGCGTGAGCTGGAGGAGGGCGGTGCGCGCGTTATCGCCACGCTCCCTGACTTTTCTAATCCGGCTGCCGCTGCCCGTGCTTGGGCTGAACAATTCGAGCTCCAGCAAGCTGCCAGCCAGGCCTTGGCCATTGCGGCGCCAAAAGTCGCATTCGTCGACCAGTACGTTGAGGCCGCTGGCTCGATGGGTTTTCGGCAAGTGGCCAAGTTGCTGAAGGCCAACGAGCGCCAGTTCCGCCAGATGCTCCTGGACAAGGGTGCCATGTACTACCTGGCCGGGGTGCTCACCCCGTATAGCCACCATCAAGACGCCGGGCGCTTTGAAGTGAAAACCGGCACAAGCACTTCCAATGGACACGCTTTCAACCAGGCCCGCTTCACGTCGAAGGGCGTGCAGTGGGTTGCCGGCTTGTGGGCGGATTATCAAATCCGGGCGGTGGTATAGCCATGCAGTTCACCATTCACATCAATCAGTCGCTTGCCTTGGAGTGGGGCTTGAATGCCCAGCAGGCACTGCTGTTTGCGTTCGTCTACGAATGCCCCAGCTGGGCCAAGGCGGTCAAGACGGATAGCGGGATCTACTTTGCGCTCAGCAAGGCCAAGATCGTCGAAGAACTGCCGCTTTTGACCGACAAGCCAGATACGGCATATCGACTGCTGAGGGCTCTCGATGAGGCCGGTCTGATCGAGCTATCCAGCACCTCCAGCATCACTTTGGTGCGGCTTACCGAGAAGGGTAAAGAGTGGAATCGCAAGCTGGATGGGTCGGAAAAATATCCGACCACAAAGCCCGGAACAGGTCGGAAAAAAATCCGAGCTACCTCGGAAAAATCTCCGAGCAAGGTCGGAAATAAATCCGAGCCAGGGTCGGAAAAATCTCCGACAAATCAAGGTACCAGTAATCAGGTAACCAATCAGGGTACCAGTCAGCAGCCGCACGAAATTCAAGACGTGATCGCCGAGCAGGATCGCCAGGCTCTGGATGCGCAGGATGACCTGCAGCGCTTCGCGATGTTCGCCGAGTGGAACCCTCCGACCAAAACCGTGACCGCCCAACTGACCTTGGCCGGCCTGACCTTGGATGCGCTCACCGAGGAAACACTCAAGAGCTTCCTGGGTTACTACGTCGCCAAGCCCCGGGTGATCGACAGCAACGGCGGCTGGTGCTTCCGGCTGGCCAAGTGGCTCAAGAGTGAGAAAGCCAGCGGCGCAGCAGAGCAGGGCGAAACCCAGGGTGACTGGACCGAAAAGGGAGTTCGAGTATGAGCGCAACCAACGTTCGCCAGTTGCTGGCCGGCCGCCGGACCGATCCGACCTACCAGCCACCGGTAGAACCCGGGGCAATGCCGATTGATCCAGCCACCCGTCAAGTGATCGAAGACCTGTTTCTTCGGTTGCGCGGCGCTTGCGGTGCTTGGCGTCAATCCTGGCCGACTCCTGCCGTGATGGATGCGGCCAAGCTGGAATGGCTCGGTGAGTTCATGCGCTCAGGCATCACTCGCCTGGAGCAGATCGACCACGGCATGCGCGTACTGAGCGCGAGCAAATCACCATTCGTTCCGGCGCCGGGCGTGTTCGTGAGCTGGTGCTTTGCTCCGGAAGGCCTGGGCCTGCCCAGCACCGAAAAGGCTTATGCCCAAGGCCTGCGTAATTGCCACCCAGCCATGCGCGCTTCAGCGAAGTGGATGCACCCAGCCGTTTACCACGCAACCGCGGCCGCTGGCTTCCACAGCCTGCCGCTAATGTCGCGCGACCTCGGGATGAGCTGCTTCGAGAAGCACTACCTGGTGCAGTGCCGAAAGATCTGGAAGGGCGAGAGCCTTGGGCCGGTACCGGTTGCCGAGCTTGCTGCTCCGGCTGCGCCGCGCTCGCTGGATGTTGGCCGTGCTGCCCTTGAGGCGTTGCGCTCTGCTCGAGGTGGCCGGCAGTGACCGATTCGAAACTGACTGCACCCGACCTCACTGAATACCGCTGGGCTCTTTACGCCTGCGGACACCTGCTGGACCTCACCAGCCAGCCACACCCACCCGTAGCCCTGTATCGCGACGAACAGTCGGCGAACCTGCACGGCCTGCACATGTGGCCATCCACCTTCACCGTTGTTGACCTCCACAAGGACGACCGCCCATGAAGCAATCCAAGTTGACCAAAGCCGCACGCGGCCGGGAATGCCAGGTGCGCATTCCGGGCGTTTGCAACGGCGACCCTGAAACCACCGTGCTGGCCCATTACCGGATGTCCGGCACCTGTGGCGTTGGCATGAAGCCGAACGATCTGCAGGGCGCCTGGGCGTGCAGCGCCTGCCATGACGCCTGTGACGGTCGCAGCCAGTTGATCAGTCGCGCCGAAGCTCGCCAGCACCACGCCGAGGGTGTGATGCGCACCCAGTCCATTCTGATCCGCGAGGGGGTTGTTGCTGCATGAATAGCCAGAAGCCTCCCGTTCGAAACCCGCCACCGCTGTTCCGCGCGAAGAAGACCCGAGCTAAGCCCGTCGACCGCGAAGGCTTGGAGCAAGCCTCGCTGATGCGCGAAGTCGCATTGCGCCACCCGGCCGCCGCCAAGCTGATTTACCACGTCCCGAACGGCGGTCACCGGCACAAGCTGGTGGCGCTCAAACTGAAAGAGCAAGGTGTGAAGGCTGGTGTTCCTGACCTGGTGCTGCCGATGGCGCGCGGCGGACACTTCGGCTTGTACATCGAGTTCAAGGCCAAGCCGCCATTCGACGCTGCCGTGTCGCCGAGCCAGGACGCCTACATTCAGGCGCTGCTCGAGCAGGGCTACCTGGCCATCGTGTGCCGCGGCGCTATTGATGCCTCGGAGGCGATCCGCGCTTACCTGCTGCAGCCACAGACCAAGGTGGCCGCATGACGCTGGCGGTCGCTTTCTCCGATGCCGAGATTCGCCGCCGTGCTGAAGATCCGGCCACCGTGCTGATGCGCGATCCGCGTCACCCTGGCCTGTACTTCCGCTTCACCGAGGCGCGCCCGCGTGGCACCTGGTCGCTGGTGGTGCGCAAGAAGTGGAACCGGATCGGCGCCTACCCTGACTTGTCGACCAAGACCGTGCTGGCCGCGCTGCCGGACCTACGTCAGCGCCTGGCGAATGATGCCCAGGCCAGCGCCGCCGTTTCGGCTTGGAGCACGCTCGGCGAGCTGCTGGCCTGGTATAGCGACCGCATGTCCCGTGACCGCAACCTGTCGGCCAAGCGCAAGGCTACGGCCAAGTCAGCGATCGCTTGCCACCTGATTCCGCGCGTGGGTGGCCTGGCCTTTGCCGATGTGCGCCACGGCACCCTCGATGCGCAGCTGATGTGGCCGTTGCAAGCCACGCTGTCGCTGGAGTTCGTCCGGCTGATCTTCGGCCTGCTGGTGGTGGCCTGCCGTCGAGCGCACACCCTGGGCCTGATCCCGAGCAACCCGATGACGGGGATCAAGTTCAGCGACTTCTCGAAGACCAAAATCAAGGCCAAGGCCGCCCGGTTGCGTGGTGTGCAGATCGAGCCGCTGCTGGCCCAGTTGGAAGGGGTCATGGAGGACGATCCCGCCGACGCCATGCTGGCCTTGCTGATGCTGTGCCATGGCACCCGGGTAGGCGAGACACGCATGGCGCAGTGGCCGCACCTCAGTCTGGCCGAACGCACTTGGCACATCCCGGCCGAGCACACCAAGACCCGCGTTGGGCATTCCTTGCCACTGACTGATCAGGTCTGCGCGCTGCTGGCCCAGTACCGCGACCGACAGCTCGCCAGCGGCTACAGCGGCCAGTACCTGTTCCCAGCACGTAACGGCAAGAGTCTGAGCGAGAGCCAAGCCAGCGCTGTGTTCACCCGCCTGGGTAAGGGCGAATGGACCAGCCACGACCTGCGCAAGCTGGCCCGTACCGGTTGGGCGGACCTGGGCATCGACTTCCTGATCGGCGAGATGCTGATCAATCACACCATGGGCCACAACGTGCAGGCCTACATCCACAGCACTGTCGAGGAGCGCAAGCGTGTGGCCCTGGAGCAGTGGCACGCCCATTTAGACGGCAAGGGTTTCATCCTCATTCACGGGTTGGAGGAGGGTGGAAACAAAGATTCGCGAAATGAGCCGGAGGCTGCGCAGGTCAAGGGCTGCAAGGTCGCTGAGAAAACAACCATAGGCGAGGATTCAAAGGCATGAAAAAGAGCCATGGACCGGCCTTCCGCAAGGAGGCAATCGACCTGGTTGAGTGCCCGGCCTGCCGTGGCAAGGCGGTGATCAGGGGCGTGTTTCACGACCTGGCCTGCGTCCAGTGCAACGCCTCTGGCTGGGTGGCTGCGGATGGCGAAGCCCTGCCACTGGAAGAGCTGGTCACTCAATTGAGCCTTCACCTGCAGGCCGCACAACGACACATCAACGAATTGAAGAACCCTCGGGCCACTGGGCCGGAGGCTATCTATCAGGAAGGCAATCGCCGCGGGGCTGGCGGTTCAAACAGAACATTGGATTGAGGGGCAGGACATGGTTTACGGAAGCGTTTCGGGAGCGGTGGTTGCGGCGTTGGCTGCGGGGGAAAAGGGGGCCGCAAAGGGGCAGGCCTGGCAGAAGCTGTACAAGGCGGCCGAAGAGGAGGGTGGTTGCCTGGCCTCGCTGGGTGGTCAATCGCATGGACTGGATCGCACGCAGGTGGATTACTGGCTGTCGGCGCGCCTGCACCACCTGCTGAAGCCTCGGCACTGGGATGCCTTGGTGGCGAAGTACAGCACCAGCAAGGCGAAGAAGGTTCAGGCCATTACGCTGGTGAGGCCGCTAATTGCTAGCCCGGCGCCGGCGCTATTCATCTACAAAGCAGTGACGGCCTGGGCGATCCCAAAGCTGAAGGGCGCTCGCCGGAAGGCGCCGCGCTCAGTGTCGGTTGAGGTGTCACTCGACGCATCGCCATGGCGCCGCGAGGCGACGGTGAATGCTGCAGTTGCTGCGGGCCAGTCCGAAAAGCGCCGGATCGAGGCGCTGGAAGAGGATGTGATCATCCTGGCCGACAGCTTCTACGACATGAACACCTGGGACCTGGACGCCACCTCCGAGCCGACGCGCCGTCGCTGGAGAGCACAGATCAACGAGAAGCTTGATGGCATGGTGGACGATGCCTTGGCTGAAGTGCGGGTGATTTTGGAGGCTGAAGGGCTGCTGATGAAAGATGCAGCGTGATTGCCTGTTGACATCAGTGAGCGACTGAGCGAAATTATCCCTATCCTGTCATTCCTGCGCGTGTTGAGGAGTGATCCCGAAAGCCCGGCCATTGAGTCGGGCTTTTTCGTTTCTCTTGTTGACAAAATGCCATCATTGCTGATGATTGCCGCTTGGTTTTTCTCAGGATGGGGTAGAAGTCATGCCAATGGTTAAAAACGTCGAGAAGAAAATCTGGGATGTCCAGGAGTTCGACGTGCGCTTCAAAACGCTCGAAGGTAAAGATGTTCGTGGGGACAAGAAGGACATGCCTCAGTACCCACGGAAGAACAAATCGAAGAACGATATGACTGTGTCCGAGTGGAAAACTAACTTCCGTAAGCTCTATCCGGGCTACGATGTAGATGTTCTCGATGGCAGCGGGGATCCAGCGCATGGTTCGAAAAAGCTGGGGACGGTGCGCGACACATACAGTGATGCTGACGAGGATGATGCCGCCTAAGTCATTAGCAAAAGCGGTCCTTGCAGCTTGACAAGCCCTGCCAATTTGGCGGGGCTTTTTTATTCCTGACTCCCTAAGAGGGAGGATCTGAGATGCCTAACATGCCCGAGAAGGACCCTGGCCTGTGGGCCGCAGTGATTGCGTGGGTGATTGCCCATCAGCCGCAGCTGTACACCGGTGGAACAGCCGCAGCTGTTGCTATGTGCCGAGTCATCTACGGTGGTGGCGGTCGCCGCAAGGTCATCCTTGAAGGGATCTTATGCGGACTGATTGGCACAAGCCTGATGCCGGTGCTCGAGTACTTCTCGCTACCCACCAATCTGGCGGTGTTCGCTGGCTGCATGGTCGGCTTCATCGGCGTGGAGAAGCTGCGCGATTACTCAGACCGGTTCATGAGCAAGAAGGTTGAAGGCTGATGGTCAGGCTCAAGACCCTCGGCTCCCGCATCAAGGAAAGCTCCAGCTCACGGGTCAAGGTCGTGACCCCAGGCAGTTGGCGCAGCGACAAGACCAGCACCCAAAGAGGCTACGGCTACAGGTGGCAGCAGGCGCGAGAGCGCTACCTGTTTGACCATCCGTTGTGCGTGTACTGCGCGCGGCACGGCCTCATAGCTGCGGCCAGTGTGGTAGACCACAAGATCCCACATCGAGGAGACCAGGACCTGTTTTGGAATCAATCAAACTGGCAGTCGCTGTGCAAGCCATGTCATGACTCAGTCAAGCAGGCTGAGGAGGCTGGAGGGCTGATTGACTGATGCGTCAGCGGATCGTCGCAGATCGGCTCGAGTTGCTTAGTGGCACGTCAGTGGCGTGCCGTTAGAGGGTAGGGGGGTTAAAAGTGTGGGATTCTCATCTAGCTAGACCGCCCTCGACCTCATTCGTACATTTTTTCCCATTTAACGGAAAAGTTAACCATGGCTTTAACCGACAAAAAGCGACGGTTTGCTGACGCTTTGCAGTCGGGGGCCACCAATCGCGAGGCGGCAATTGCTGCCGGATATTCCGAGAAAACCGCGTCACAAGCGGGCTCCAAGCTGGCGAGGGACCCTGATGTTATAGCTGCGATCGGCAGAAAGCTACGGGCCAAAACCGCTACTCCGGCAGAAGTTAAAACTGCGCGGAAAGTTAACTCGCCGCCGGAGGCTGCGTCGGCTGACGACGGCCTGGTCTTCGCAGAGTTCGACGATCCTCGCGACTTCCTGACGGCAGTGATGAACGAGCAGTCTGCAGAGCCAAGGCTGAGGGTCGACGCTGCCAAGGCACTCATGCCCTATATGCACGGCAAAGTTGCTGACCAAGGCAAGAAAGAAGCCCGCCAGGATGCCGCCAAGGAGGTGGGCAAGGGGCGCTACGCACAAGGCAAACCGCCGCTCTCTGTCGTCAAGGGGTAACTCATGCAATGGACTACCGCCTGCCCAGACTGGTGGCGGCGATTGGCTGCGGGTGAGTCGATCATTCCAGAGCCGCTGTTCCCTGATGAGGCCGAAGCCAGCCTTGAGGTGTTCAAGGGACTGAAGATCGTCGATGCCCCTGGCAGTCCGACAATCGAAGCCTCCTGCGCTCCGTGGGTGCTGGCCTTCGCCGGCGCTGTGTTCGGCAGCTACAACAGCGAGACCGGCGAGCGACTGATTCGGGAGGTAATGCTCTGCATACCGAAAAAAAACAGTAAGTCGACCATCGCCGCGGGCATCATGCTCACGGCTCTGATCCGCAACTGGCGCCTCTCGGCTGAGTTCATCATCCTGGCACCCACCAAGGAGGTTGCGGATAACTCATTCGTCCCGGCCAAAGACATGGTCAACAACGATGAGGAGCTGAAAGCACTTCTCCATGTTCAACCTCACTTGCGGTTGATTACCCATCGAGAAACGGGGGCCACGCTGAAAGTGGTTGCCGCTGACAGTGACGTGGTGGGTGGCAAGAAGGCGGTCGGCGTGTTGATCGACGAAGCCTGGCTGTTCGGCAAAAACCCGAAAGCAGCGGACATGATCCGCGAGGCTACCGGCGGCCTGTTGTCCAGGCCGGAAGGCTTCATCATCTGGCTGACAACCCAGTCGAACGAGCCGCCGGCAGGCGTGTTCAGGTCGAAACTGTCGTATGCCCGCGGCGTTCGGGATGGCCGCATCGAGGACAACCGGTTCCTTCCGATCATCTACGAGTTCTCGCAAGAGATGATCAAAAGCGGCGAGGCACGGAAGCCCGAGAACTTCCACCTGGTAAACCCGAACATGGGTTACTCGGTCGACCGCCCGACGCTGGAACGCCTCTTCATGCAGGCGGAACTCGACGGCGAGGCAGATCTGCGAGGCTTCCTGGCCAAGCACCTCAATATTGAAATCGGCTTGGCCCTGATGTCCGACAGCTGGGTCGGCGCTGAATTCTGGGAGCCACAGTCACTTCCAGGTCTGACGCTTGATGCGCTGCTCGCCCGGTGCGAGGTGGTGGATATTGGAGGTGACGGCGGCGGCCTCGATGACTTGCTCGGACTGGCCGTTCTCGGCCGTGAGATTGGTACCCGAAAGTGGCTGCACTGGGCGCATGCCTGGGCGCACCCATCCGTTCTGGAGCGGCGCAAGTCCGAAGCTCCCCGCCTAAGAGACCTTGAGGCGACCGGCGATCTGACGATCGTTGAGCATATCGGAGACGACGTAGAGCAGTTGGCAGCCATTGTTGCCCGCGTCAATGCCACCGGTTTGCTGGATAAGGTTGGCCTCGACCCAGCCGGCATCGGCGCGGTTCTCGACGCTCTGGCAGATGCCGGTGTCGAGGAAGACAAGATCGTGGGTATCTCCCAAGGCTGGAAGCTCACCGGTGCAATCAAGACGACCGAGCGCAAACTTGCCGAGGGCGCTCTTCTGCACTGCGGTCAGCCGCTGATGGCCTGGGCCTGCGGCAATGCGAAGGGTGTTCCTTCAGCCAACGCTTTCCTCATCACGAAACAGGCCTCGGGAACCGCAAAGATCGACCCGCTTATGGCCACATTCAACGCTGTTTCGCTGCTCAGCCTCAACCCAGAAGGGAGAGGCGGAATGGACAATTTCATGGCTGGCATTCGGGACCCTTTGATCGCATGAGCGCAATCCACTATTTCATCATCACCGCATTGGCGGCCTTTTGCATGGCTTGCGCTGGCGTCTGGATGTTGGCCGGTACCGGCTGGGCCTTACTCGCGGGAGCGCTGAGCTTGTTCAGCATCGCGGCGTTCATTCGCAGGGGGCTGGCCAGTGATTAAAACCCTATCCCAAGCATTGGGGGCTGCCGCCACCAAGCCTTCAGCCAACATGAGTGATTGGTTGGGCAAAAGTATCAAGCTGTCGGATGGCGGTTTCTGGAGTGCATTTCTGGGTGCCCAATCCAGTAGTGGCAAGTCAGTCAGCGTCGACAAGGCGATGCGACTGTCTACGGTGTGGGCGTGTGTCCGGATCATCTCGACTTCCGTAGCTGGCTTGCCGTTGAGCATCTATCGGCGAATGCCGGATGGCAGCCGCGAGAGTGCCCGCGACTTCCCGCTGTATGACGTGGTGCATACCAGCCCCAACGAGGATATGGCCGCCTTCCACTTCTGGCAGGCTGTCGTCGCCTCGATGTTGCTGTGGGGTAACGCCTATTGCGAGATTCATCGTTCTGCTGGGCGCGTGATTGCTCTCGACTTCCTGATGCCGTCGCGAGTCGACCTGGAGTTCGATGATGATGGCCGGCTCAGGTATTTCTTCCGGCCTCGAAAGGGGAGTCGCCGGGAGATCGATCGGCAGAACATGCTGCACATCCCAGCATTTACCTTGGATGGCCGAGTTGGCCTTTCTGCTATTCGGTACGGCGCGGATGTGTTCGGTTCTGCGATGTCGGCAGATGACGCCGCTAACAGCACCTTCCGAAACGGCATGATGCCCACGGTCGCGTTCTCGGTGGACAAGACGCTGAATCCGGCCCAGCGCGTTGAGTTCCGTGAGTACGTGAAGACAATCTCCGGGGCATTGAATGCGGGCAAGAGTCCAGTGCTCGAACAGGGCGTGAAGCCGGAGATGATTGGCATCAATCCCGCCGATGCACAGCTGCTGGAGTCGAGAGGACATAGTATCGAGGAAATCTGCCGATGGTTTGGCGTCCCGCCTTGGATGGTTATGAAGACCGACAAAGGCAGCAATTGGGGCACCGGCTTGGAGCAGCAGCAGATCGCGTTTCTCACCTACTGCATCATGTCGTTCACTGCGCCGATCGAGCAGTGCGTGAACAAGTGGTGCATGACGGCAGTTGATCGGATTAAGTTCTATTCGGAGTTCTCACTTGAGGCGTTCCTGCGGGCCGACAGCTCAGGGCGTGCGGCGTACCTCAGCACAATGGCCCAGAACGGCTTCATCACCCGCAATGAGGGCCGCCGCAAGGACAACATGCCTCACATGCCTGGCGGGGACGTCCTGACGGTTCAGTCGAACCTAGTGCCGTTGGACCAGTTGGGCAAACAAAACGATGGTCAGGCCGCACGGGCCGCACTGATGCACTGGCTGCAAGAGCCGGAAAACAATCCACGGGAGTAGCCCATGAAACACAAGATCCAGTCTCGCGGCCTGCGCAGCGAGATGAGCCCGCGCGCGCTCGATAAATGGAACCCCGCGATTCAGGCAGCCGTTGAGAATACCTCGGACACCATCACGGTTTACGGTGTGATCGGCGAAGACTGGTATGGCGAGGGTGTAACGCTGAAACGAATCGATGCGGCCTTGCGGGCTATCGGAGACCGCGACGTCACCGTCTACATCAACTCGCCGGGCGGCGACATGTTTGAAGGAATTGCCATTTACCATCGCCTTCGTGAACACAGTCACAAGGTCACCACCAAGGTGCTCGGCATGGCGGCCAGCGCTGCTTCGATTGTCTTCCTCGCTGGTGGTACGCGAGAGGTAGCCAGCAGCGCCTTCCTCATGATTCACAACTGCTGGACCTGGCTCGCCGGCAATCGTCACTACCTTCGCGACATCGCTGATGACATGGAGGAGTTCGATGCCGCTATGGCCGACCTCTATGCCGAGACCAGCGGCCAGTCTGCAGAAGATATGACCGAACTGATGGACGACGAAACCTATATCCGTGGCAAGCGCGCCGTGGATCTGGGCTTGGCCACCGGGCTGTTGTCGTCCGCCGAGATCACCGAGCGCGAAACCGAAGAGACCGCACAGGCCAGTGCGCTCAAAGCTATGGACGTTGCCCTGGCTAAGGCCGGCATGCCTCGCTCCGAGCGCCGCGAACTGTTCGCCAGTTTCAAGTCCGGCATGCCTCGCGCTGCCGGCGGGGGTACGCATAACGCTGCCCTGACCGACAAGCCTAGCGCTGTTGCGCCAGACCTTTCCGCCTCTCTGAGCGCGGCAACCAATCTCCTCAATTCTCTGAAAGGAAAGTAACCATGGACTTTGAAGCCCAAGTCAAGGAACTCAACGCCAGCCTCAAGGGCATTGGCGACCAGATCAAAGCCCAAGCCGAGGCGACTGACAAACAGATCAAGGCCTCCGGCGAGATGACTGCCGAGACACGCGCCAAGGTCGACGAGCTGCTGACCAAGCAGGGCGAGCTTCAGGCACGCCTGGGCGAGGCCGAGCAGAAGCTCGTAAATGCGAGCCGTGACCGCTCTCACCAGGTTGAGCCGCAAAAGTCGGTCGGGGCGCTGGTGATCGGCAGTGAAGAAATGCAGGACATGAACTCGTCCTTCCGTGGTTCGCGTCGTGTATCCGTCCCGCGTGCGGCAATCACCACAGCCACTGGTGGTGATCTCGTGCCTGCCCAGCGCTTGGCAGGTGTCGTCGCACCGCCTCAGCGTCGCCTGACTATCCGCGACCTGGTAGCGCCGGGCGAAACGGAATCGAACTCTATCGAGTACATCCGCGAAACCGGCTTCACCAACAGCGCCCGCACCGTCGCTGAAACCACCGCCAAGCCGTACTCCGACCTGACCTTCGCTCTGGCCACCGCGAACGTCCGAACCATCGCTCACCTGTTCAAGGCGAGCCGACAAATGCTCGACGATGCAAAAGCGTTGCAGAGCTACATCGATGGCCGCGCGCGCTACGGTCTGAATATGGCCGAAGAGGCTCAGTTGCTCTACGGCAGCGGCACTGGCGCGAATCTTCAGGGCCTCATGACCGTTGCGCAGCTGTACGCGGCTCCCGCGGGCGTAGCGGTGGTAGGCGAGCAGCGCATTGACCGTTTGCGTCTGGCGCTGTTGCAGGCCGAGCTGGCTGAGTTTCCGTCGGACGGCATTGTGCTGAACCCGATTGACTGGGCGGCGATCGAGCTGACCAAGGACGGTGAGGGGCGCTACATCATCGGTCAGCCCCAGAGCGGCACTGACGCTCGCCTCTGGAATCGTCCAGTAGTGTCCACCCAGGCCATGACCCAGAACGACTTCCTGGTCGGGGCCTTCAAGCTCGGTGCGCAGATCTTCGATCGGATGGAAATCGAAGTGCTGATCTCAACCGAGAACGACAAGGACTTCGAGAACAACATGGCGACGATCCGTGCGGAAGAGCGACTGGCGTTCGCCATCTACCGTGAAGAAGCCTTTGTCACTGGCCCGCTGACCACAGTCACTCCCTAAATCTTCTGCCGCGCGGCGCCGGTGATGGCGCCGATTGGAGTACTCCTATGGCACGTAAACAGGAAACACCAGCATCCACGGCGGAGGCGAAAGATTCTGCCTCGCCTACTGAGCTCAATACAGCTCACGCTGAGAATGGCAGCGTAACCCCTTCGCCTGAAGCACCGGTCTCATCGGGTCTTGGCGAAGGCGGAACCTCTTCAGCCGAACCCGGGGCCACGGGGAGTGCAGGTCAGGATCAGACAGTAGGCCAGGCAGGCTCGACCCTCGCGACCGATGTGACAGCAACCGATCAGTCTGCAAACGCCAATGCCGAAGCTGCTGGCGCAAGCGCTCCGGATGATTCCGACCAAGCCGGATCGGTGGCAGCTGAAACCGGCTATGACTTCAATCAGCCCGGCAGTGGAGAAGAACCTGCTGCCAATCCCAACCCTGCGGTGGTTCAGATTTACCCTATGCGCTCCTACATGGACGAGGGTGAACTGCGTCGTCGCGGAGGCCCGGCCTATACGGTCCCGCGTCGTCACGCCGAGGAACTGGTTCAGAAAAATCTGGCCTCATTTGACCCGCTGAAGGAGTAAGCGATGCCCATTATCAGCATGGCTATCGCTCGCCAACATCTTCGCGATCCTGACGACGATGACGAGTACCTGCTACTTCTGATCGCGGCGGCGGAAGGGAAGGCGATGGACTACCTGAACCGCAGGTTTTATGCCGACGAGGATTCGATGGCCGCTGCTGTTGCTGCCGATGAGGCTGGTGAGTCGCCCATATTGATCAATGCTGCAATCAAAGGAGCCTGCCTGCTGATACTGGGCCACCTTTACGCGAACCGTGAAGACGTTGTCACCGGCACGATCGCCACAGCAATGCCCATGGGTTCTCAGGCCCTGCTGACACCACATCGAATCGGGTGGGGCGTATGAGGGCCGGTCGCCTTCGTCATCGTTGCACGGTGACCTTTCCGCGGCGGGTGCAAAACAGTTCCGGCGGTGCCGAAGAAACATGGGTGGCGGCAACCCCTCCGGAACTGTGGGCCGAGATCAGGTTGCCTAGCGGTCGCGTTTCAGCAGTCGCCGAGCAACTGGAGGCAGTCGTTACCGCCGAAATTCTCGTCAGGCCTCGAGGCGACATTGTCGCCGGCTGGCGGCTGACCAGGCGCGGCGTGACTTACAAGGTCGAGGCCGTCCTAATTGATAACTCCGGGACGCTGATGAGGCTGCTTTGCTCGTCCGTGCCAAATCCATGAGGTACAACCAATGAAGATTCGAGCACTGGGCCCACTCTCCGGCGCTGTCGGCGAGCGGGCGAAGGGTGAAGAGTTTGACGTGTCAGCTGAAGACGGTAAGGGGCTGATCGCCCGTGGCTACGCCGAAGAGGTCATCGAGAAGGCGACCAAGCCAGCCAAGGGCGATCAGGCCAAGGAGTAGGCCATGGCTCGCCGCTCCAGGATGTCCGGCGACTTCAAGCTTCGCCGCCTTCTGCGCAACATCCACAAGAACATGGATAACGAGCTGAAGCCGGCGATGCAGAAGGCCGCCGACCGCATGCTGCAAACGATGAAGGACCTGGTGCCTAAAGACACGGGGGAAGCCGCCGCAGCGCTGACGGCGTTCGTATCGTCCAGCGGGCTGAATGCGGAAATCGGTCTGCGCGGAAAGCTCAACAACCAACGTTACTTTTACCTGCGCTTCATCGAGTACGGCACCAAAGGCTACTCCGGCAAGCTCTATCACCGTGCCGATGCAAGCGCCGCGTCAGGCACCCACACCACCAACCGTGACCGCTCAAAGCTCAAGGGCAAGAACCGGCTGGGGCGGCGCGATACCAAGAACAAGAGCGACGGCACCCACTTCTTCGGTAAGTACCCGAACATTCCAGCCAGACCGGCACATCCCTGGCTCAGGCCAGCGATGCAGGTCAATCGGGAGTTCGTCCTGGCAGAGATCGAGGCGGCAATCACCCGCACGCTGCGCAAGGCAAGCCAGGGGGTAGGGAATGGCTGATCCATCTGTCGCGCTCCAGCAAGCCTTGTTTGCGAGGCTTGTGGCTGAGGTCAGCTGCCCCGTTCACGACGGCGCACCGATGAACACACCGAAGCCCTATGTCTCCATTGACCGGGAAGTTTCTACGAACATTCGGCCAATTGCAGGCCGCAAGCGTGAGCAGCGCTTGATCTACCTGTCGGTGTGGTCCGATGCCATCGGCCAGGCCGAGGTGAAGCGCATCAACGGCGAGATCATCAACGCCCTGGACGAGCGCAAGTTGCCACTGGCAACCGGCCGGGCAGTCTCTGTTCGTATCGAGCAGGCCGACGCCCAGCGCGATGCCGACGGAATTACGTATCAGGGTTCGATCACGGTCCGCGTGATCACCACTCACTGAACACACCACCGGCCGCGTCGCGGCTTTTATCCAACGTGGCTTTGGAGGAACACCCATGCCCGCAGAAGACAATCTCAATACGGCCGCCGGCTGCCGACTCGCCATCGGCAGTAAAACCGCAGCTGGCACCGAAACCCAGTACAAAGCCGACACCTACATCGATGTGGGCGAGATCGAAGACCTGGGCGAATTTGGCGATACCTTCAGCGCGGTGAACTTCACCGCACTGAGTGATGGTCGGGTGCGCAAATACAAAGGCACCGCCGACGCGGGCAATATGACACTGACTGTTGGCCTGGACAGCGGGGACGCCGGTCAGAAGGCGGTGGCGGTGGCTCACAAGGACCGCACCAAGGGTAACTACAACATCAAGGTCACCCTGAACGACGGTGATCCTGACGCCACCCCGGCAATCCTGCCGACCACTTTCTACTTCGGCGTGAAGGTCATGAACAACACCGTAGCCCCAGGCGCAGCCGACAACGTCGTGCGCCGCAACATGACGCTCGCCATCAACACCGAAATTCTCGAAATCCTGGCCGGTCCTGCTGCCCCGTAACTGACGGGGCTTGCGCCTTTTTTCTGTGAGAACCCAAATGAGCGAAGCCCTACATGGCACTGTCACCTTGGTGATCGGTGCGCGCACCTACACCCTGAAACCGACGCTGGATGCAGCATTGCGAATTGAAGCTCGCTTCGGCGGTTTGCGCGGCGCGCTGGAATCGATGCGTCTGATGAGCATCGCGGCCTGCGCTGACATTGTCGTCGCCGGTGCTGGCCTGGCGCCCGAACAGCACCAGGTCGTTGCCGCTGAGGTGTTCCACACCGGCGTGGCCAAGGTGTCGGGCCAACTGACCGAATTCATCACCACTCTGCTCAATCCCGTGCCGCCAAGCGTGGTCGCCCGGGGAAAGGACGAGGCGGTCAGCACAGCGCAGTGAAGAACGGCAGCTACGTCGACTACCTGTTCGGCGTAGCCACCGGCTGGCTTGGCTGGCCGCCCGACATTGCCTGGCACACGCCGATTCCGCAAATCATGCTCGCACTCGATGCTCGTCTCGATTGGACGGGGCGCGGTCAAAGCCAAGGGAACGCTCAGTCAGCGCCTCAGAAGCGTGAAAGCGTCGCGGACAGGTTGAAGAACTTCCTGCGAGGTCGCCCGAAACAGTAGATAGCGTGCCGCCTTCGGGCGGTTTTCTTGCTTGGAGATATTCATGGCCGACCAACAAGTCCAGGGGATGCTGGTCCAGATCGAGGCCACCACGGCGCAGTTGCGTCGGGAGCTGGCCAGCGCGGACCAGGTGGTCGCGCGCACGTCTCAGTCGATCGACCGCAGCCTGGCCACCGTCGACTCTGCGTTCGACAGTGCTGGCGGTGCGGCCCAACAGGCCGGGGTGCTGATGCGCGGCGCCTTCGCTGCCGTGGCTGGCGCTGGCCTGATCGGTGGGATCATCCGGCAGGTCGACGCCTATGGGCAGATGTCCGACCGGATGAAGGCCGCTGCTGGGAGTGCTGGCGAGTACCAGGTAGTGCAGGAGCATCTGCTGCGTACCGCCCAGGAGACATACCGACCGCTGGCGGAAGCTCAGGAGCTGTACATCCGCACGGCCGACGTAATGCGCAGCCTGGGCTTCAACACTCAGCAGACGCTCGATATCACCGACAGCTTCAGCTTTCTGTTGGTGACCAACGCTGCAGCAGCCGATAAGGCAGGGTCGGCACTGGATTCCTATTCCAAGGCGTTGCAGACCGGCAAGGTAGACGTTGACGGCTGGGTATCAATTCAGACCGCAATGCCAACAATCGTCGATGCGATCGCCAGCGCAACAGGCAAAAGTGCTGCCGAGATTCGCAAGCTGGGTAACGAGGGCAAACTGTCACTCGATGACATCAACACCGGTTTGCTGCAAACCGTCGAGGCGAACCGCAAGGCTGCAGCTGGTATGTCCACGAGCGTCCAAGACGCCCTGGTCAATATCAGCAACGCGATCAGCACCTTCCTGGGCAGCATGGAGGAGCGCACTGGTGCGGTAGCTGGTCTTTCCCAGGTGTTAATCAGCTTGGCCGACAACGTCGACCTGGTCGCCGTGGCGATGGGCGGCGCGGGTGCTGCCGCTCTGACGAACTACGTGGCTAAATCCGGCCTGGCCCTGAAGGCCGCACTGGCCCAGCGCGCCGCCGAGATCCAAAACGCCCAGGCCGCGTTGCGCGCGGCTGATGCGCAGCATATTTATGCGCAGGCGCAGTTCCAGCAAGCCCAGGCTTCTGTGGCGGCTGCCAGCGGTCTGCAACGGCTGTCGCTTGTGCAGACGCAGCTCATCCCCAAGCAAGCAGCGCTGAAGGCATCCACGGATGCCCTGGCAATTGCGCAGACCAACCTGACGCGCGCCTCCACCGGTGGACTGCTTGCGGCGCTGGGTGGGCCGATGGGGCTGGCGCTGTTGGCCGGTACCGCTGCGGCTAGCTTCCTGTTGCTGAGGGACAGTGCGGATCAAGCCGGGGTCAGCCTGGATGATATGCACAAGCCCGTTGCGCAACTGCGAGAGGAGTTCGCCAAGCTCAACAAGGACCAGCGCGAAGCGTCGCTGGTGAAGTGGCAACAGGAGCAGATCAATGCCACGGACAAGGTCAAGGATGCTTATGGCAATCTTGCCCAGTCGATCCGCTCGGCTACGGTCACGGCGCCGGCCAGAGACTCCGGCGGGCAGTACAGCCAGCAGCTACGTGCCTATCAGGGTGTTGTGGAGCAACTGAAGGAGGCTCGCGCCGCAGGCGCCGACCTGTCACCCATCCTTCGCGAGGTTGGCACTCGGGTGAAGTTGCCCCCCGAGACTGTGCAACAGTGGATCACCCAGGCTGGCGCAGTCAGTGATGCCGACCAGCGATCCGGCCTGATCGCCGAGACGCTGCGCGTTCTCACCGGGGTCACCGAGGAGAACACCGCATCGACCCATGCCAACAATGCCGCCAAGGCCGGCATGAGCACGGCGGGTCAGACCTATCTGGAAACGCTCCAGAAGCAGTTGGCAGGCCTGAAGGACAATGGCGATGCGATCAAGATTGCCAATCGGCACATTGCAGAAAACGCCGACCTCACCGAAATCGACCGCCTGGCGATCCTGTCTGCTGCCAGCGCAATCGAGGCGCAAAAGAAGGCCAACAAGGATGCCACCGACAGCAGCAAGGACCGCACCAAGTCGCTGCAAGATGAGCTCAAAGCGCTGGATGCCATTATCGACAGGGCTCTGCCGGAGAAAAAGCGACTTGTAGACCTCGCCGAAGGTGTCCAGGGCCTGCGCAAGGCCCAGGCCGCTGGCAGGATAACGGCTGCCGAGATGGAACTCGGTATCAAGAACCTGAACGAGGCCTACGCAGACCCCGTTATCCAGAAGCGGACCCAGGAAGAGCAGAAGCTGGCGGAACTGCGGCGTAACAGCGCTGATGCGTATCGCAAGGCCATGGAAGTGGTGCTGCAGACACGGCAAGAGGTGATCAATGCGGACGTTGCCGGCGTCGGCATGGGTGATAACGAGCGTGAGCAGGCCGATCGCTTGAACGCTGTGCGCGAGAAGTACGGCCAGGCTCGCCGGCAACTGGAAGAGCAGCAAGAGGATGTTTCCCGGCGACTCAGCCAGTCGGCCTACGAGCAGCGGCTGGCGGATCTGGCGGACTACCAGGCGCGTGAACTGCAGATGGAGGTCGATGGTTACGACGCGCGCTTGCAGGCCCAGGGCGACTACCGCAACGGTGCCCGGCGTGCGTGGGACAACATTCAAGCCGATGCAGCCAACTTCGCAGGTGCGACAGAAGACATGCTCACCACTGGATTCAACTCAGCGCGCGACGCCCTGACGGAATTCGCCATGACGGGCAAGGGCAGCTTCAGGAGCTTCGCCAACAGCGTGATCTCGGACATGGCCAGGATTGCCAGTCAGCAGGCGGCGAGCTCACTCCTGAGCGGCCTGGTCGGCATGGGGATGTCGGCTGCAGGTAACTATTTCGGCGGTGGCTCCGCTTCGCTTGGATCTACCCAGGCAGGGTACAGCCCCCAATACATGGACGGTTGGTCAGGCGTTGCGCAGGCCAAAGGTGGCGCCTGGAGCGGCGGCGTGCAGCTTTACGCCAAGGGTGAAGCATTCACCAACAGCATCCTCAATGCCCCGACCCCCTTCGGCATGGCCGGCGGGAAGATTGGTGTTGCTGGAGAGGCGGGGCCGGAAGCGATCATGCCGTTGGCCCGCGGCGCCGACGGGGCGCTGGGGGTGCAGATGGTGGGTGGCAATGCCGGCGGCAGCACGGTGGTGCAGGTGAACGCCCCGGTTTCGGTCTCCGTGCCAGATCGAAGCTCAGAAGGCATGGAGCTCGACAGCGCCGCCCTGCAGCAGAACCTGCAATTGCAGATGCGCGGGGTGGCAGAACGTGCAATCGCCGATTCCTGGCGACCAGGTGGTGCAAGCCACCGCAACAGTACCCGGAGAAGCTGATGGCAATGGAGACGTTTGTTTGGGTGCCTGATGACGAGGCCAGCTCGGACAGCACCCTCAGAACAAGAAAATCGCAGTTTGGTGATGGCTATGCCCAGGTGGCTAGCGATGGACTGAACGCTGAGGTAGACAGTTGGGCGTTGTCTTTTGGGGGGCTGGCGGAAGAGGTCAAACCCATCCTCGACTTCATCCGCTCCCATCGCGGGGCCAGGTCATTCCTTTGGACCCCACCAGGCGGCGCCCTGGGGATGTACCGCTGCGAGACTTTCCGACAGCAACGAAAGCCGGGGGGCATCGGGGTAGTGGCGGCAACCTTTGAGAGGTCTTATCACCCATGAGCCTAATCACTCAGCTGCAGAAGCTGGAGCCGGGAGCCGAGATCCTGCTGTTCGAACTGGACGGGTCCGACTTCGGTGCAGATATCTTGCGCTTTCATGGGCATGCAATTCCCCATACACCTGAAGAACTGGCTGCAGCTGGCGCTAACGCTGACCAGCTGCCCGCCAAATCTATCTGGTGGCAGGGGAAAGAATATGGCGCCTGGCCGATGCAGGTCGAGGGCATCGAGGCCAACTCAGACGGTATCGCCGTGCGGCCTTCGCTGACGGTTGGCAACGTCAACGGCCGAGTCACCGCGCTGTGCCTGGCGTTCGACAACCTGCTCGAGTTCAAGCTGACGATACGCCACACCATGGCGCAGTACCTGGATGCCGCCAATTTCCCAAGCGGCAATCCGGAGGCCGACTCGGCCGAGGAAGCGATCGAGGTCTGGTACATCGATCAGAAAGTATTGGAAAACGGCACCACGGTGGCGTGGGAGCTTGCCAGCCCTGGCGATGTAGGTGGCGAGACTATTGGCAGGCAAATGACCCAACTGTGTCACTGGGCAATGACTGCCGGCTACCGGGGGCCGAACTGCGGCTATACCGGCCCCTATTTCGACCTCGAGGGCAACCCCACGGATGATCCCGAAAAGGACCAATGCAATGGATGCCTGGACTCCGGCTGCATTGTCCGCTGGGGGCAGGACAACCAGATTCCCTTCGGTGGTTTCCCGGCCGTATCACTGATCGCTCGGAGTTAATCATGCGCAAACACATCTTGGCTGCCGTGCGAGCGCACGCTGCGGCGGAATACCCGCGTGAGTGCTGCGGCTTGGTCGTGGCCGTCGGCGGCAAGCAGATCTACGTGCCGTGCGCCAACACCGCGAGCGACCCGGGCGAAGAATTCCGGATTGCTCCGGAGGAATACGCTGCGGCGGAGGACCAGGGCGAGGTGATCGGCATCGTTCACTCACACCCTGATGCCACCAGCAGGCCGTCCCCGCGCGATCTAGCCATGTGCGAAGCCACGGGTCTGCCCTGGCACATCCTGTCGTGGCCGGAGGGGGATTTGCGCAGTATCACACCCACTGGCCATACGCCGTTGCTGGCGCGGCCGTTCGTACATGGCGCCTGGGATTGCTGGCAGGTCTGCGCTGATTGGTACCGCCGCGAGTGGGGCCTGGAGTTTCCCCCCTATGCGCGAGAGGAGGGGTGGTGGGAGCAGGCCGACGGCCCGAGCCTGTACGAACAGACCTATGAAGCGGCTGGCTTCTACCAGGTTGGTCAGCCCCAGCGCGGCGACATGATCGTCATGGAGGTGGGGCGCACGTCGCACCCGAACCATGCCGGGATCTACCTGGGCACTGACCCGCAACTGCCAGACGAGCAGGTCCAGGTGTTCGGCCAGGGCCCATTTCTGCTGCACCACCTGTACGGCAGGCCATCAGAAATCATCGTGTTCGGCGGGCCCTGGCTCGACCGAACGCGCCTTGTGTTGCGTCATCGAGACGCGAAATGAAGCGGTAAATCCGCAGGAGTGGAGAATGAGCAAAGCATCGGCTGACGGACTGAACGAAGCAAACCGTAGGATTGATGAACTGCAAGCTCGACTCACGACGGAGTCGAGCTTGCGGCTAGCATACGAGGCGATATTGACCGCCCGCATTGCTGCCTTGGATGAGCAAATCAGGCAGTTGCAGCGACTCGCTTGAGCTCAGCTCGTGCGAGCTCCTCGATCTCTTTTATCGAATAATCACCGATAGGCTTGCCCGAGAGGTCTACTTCAACCATCAGGTTCGCGTTGCTCCCATTCCCGAGCCCTACTACAGCCTTGGGCGCGAGAGACAGGTTAAGTTGAATAAGTTTTGTGGCCATTCGAAATCCTTAATTGCTTGCGCTAGAGGCGATGCTGCCCCAGTCCATGGGCTTTCCGGCAACGGACCGGGGCGGTTCGATATGCTATTTCCCTGAGCCGGTGGTTTGGGTCATGACAATAAGTTCCCATTTGACATTTTCATCTGTGCAGGGATGCTGCTTCTTGTTTTGCGGCGGGAATGGATCTCCTTTATTGGAGGTGATTTCGTCCCCGCACGTGACGCATCGGTAGATCCCCGACTCAGGCACAATTGCGCCTATCTTGTAGACGTGAGTCCAATGCTTGTTGTTTGGTTGGTTCGTTTGGTTCACGTATTTCTTTGTATCTGGGGCGTAGAGGGCCATCTCGAATCCCTTTCGTTGTGGAGGCACAACGCTACTATGGGGGTGGGCTGGCCGGGTACTGGGTTTTCATCCAGCCATTCCGTTTGATCATGGTTCGGATATCCTGAAGGCTTTATCTGTCAGGATCACGTGTATGGAAGTAGGCAAAATTTCGTTGATCGATGTGTTCACCTTGGTCTTTGCATTGCTGAGCTTGGCTGTGGCCTGGCGGGCGCTCAGCAGAACAAAGTCGAATGAACTCTTCGCGCTGCGGCAAAGCTTGGTGGTTAAGTCCGAGCAGGCGCGCACGGGCTGGTACCAGCTTAACCGGGAGAATGAATCACTAATCAGACGGATAGGTAGCTACTTCCGGGACAATCGGCCAGTGGCTCAAGAGCTTCTGAATTTTCTAACGGGTCAGCGGGAGCACTTGAAACAATGCATTAGTGATGCAAAGGCGCTGGCGGACGATATACACGAGAACGTGGACAAGTTCAGCGAGGAGAAATGTCGCATTTATTTGCGACAAATAGACCCGAGCTTGGAGATCTTGGCCCGCAACCAAGGGATGGCCGAGAAACGGTTCGACGAACTACTTGCGCGGATTGATGAAGCATCCACTCACTAGCGGCGCTCTTAGTTTTCGGTGTCATGGTACATTTCCGCATTTTTGGGGAGGGATCACATGCGAATTTTGATCGGTGCGGTAGGGCTGGCGTTGCTGGCGGGATGTGCCACATCTGCTACTCCCGTGCAGCAGGCCGACCCAGTGCCGCGCGATGAACTGTATGCGTTTCAGTCGAAGCCTGCCGGAAGCAGCGGAACACTGACCGTGGTACGCGACTCAGGCGCTGTAGGCTCTGGTTGCGATGTTGTCGTGTACATCGATGGGAAAAGATCTGCCAAGGTCGGTACTGGGCAGCGCGCAAGCTTTTTCCTGCCTGTCGGACAGCCAAACATTGGAATCGGCTTAGCCGATTCTGGTCTTTGCGGTGGGATGGCAATTCGGGCGATTACCGGAAACGTGAAGGCTGATCAGGAGACCATTTACCGAATAAGCGGGGACATGAGCGGTGTCTTTATAGGCCCCTACATTAATTACAATTGAACAAGCCGCCTCCGGGCGGCTTTTTCTTGGCCGGAGATATTATGGATACCGCTTTTGGTAGTTCGGGAATGGCAAGCATCAAATTGTCTGGTCCCCTAGTCAGCCGCTTCGGCCGGGTGCATCGGCGGGCGCTTGATAGCGGCAGCGTGAGGGAGGTGTTTTCCGCGCTACGCGCCACGCTACCCGGTTTCGAGGCAGAGATAAAAAGGCTGGACTCTCTTGGTATGCGCTTTGCGATTTTCAGGAATGGCAAGAATATTGGGGAGGATGATTTCGGTAAGTCTGGGAGTATCGATGTCCGTATAGTTCCTGTAATTGCCGGCAGCAAGCGCGGCGGAATTCTACAAACCATTGTAGGGGCCGCCATGATAGTCGCGGGTGTATTCCTGTCCACAACACCGTTCGGCGCGCCACTTGTAGGTGCGGGGATCGGCATGGTCGCCGGCGGTGTGATTCAAATGCTCAGCCCCCAGGCCAAGGGCCTGTCACAAAGCGCAGCACCGGAAAACTTGCCGTCGTATGCGTTCGGTAGTGCCAAGAACACCACTGCCAGCGGCAACCCCGTCCCGATCTGCATTGGCAAACGTCGGTGGGGTGGTGCGATTATCTCTGCCTCCATCGAGGCGCAAGACAAGGCGTAAAGCCAACCCAGTGAACAAGCCGCCTCCGGGCGGCTTTTCTATGCCCGGAGGAAAGCATGGGCGCAGCAGCTCATCTGAATGTCACTGGCGCCAAAGGCGGCGACAGCAAACCTAAATCGCCAGTCGAGGCACCGGACAGCCTGCAGTCGACGAACCTGGCCAAGCTCCTGATTGCGGTGGGTGAGGGTGAGTTCGACGGGACTCCGACCGACCGCGACATCTACCTCGACAACACGCCGATCATGGATGCCAGTGGCAACATCAACTTCCCAGGCGTGAAATGGGAGTGGCGCCAGGGTTCTGTCGAGCAGGACTATATCCAGGGTATTCCTGCCGTGGAGAACGAGACCACGGTCGGCGTCGAGCTGCGCAGCGACAACCCACTCACCCGCGCTTTGAGCAATACCCAGCTCTCTGCCGTGCGTGTTCGTATGGCTTGGCCACGCCTGGCCAGCCAGGACAGCAGCGGCAATACCAATGGTTACCGCATCGAGTACGCGATCGACATCGCCACCGATGGCGGGGCATATGCCGAAGCTCACCGTGGCGCAGTGGATGGCAAGACAACCAACGGCTACCAGCGCTCTGTGCGGGTGAATCTGCCGGCCGCCACTTCTGGCTGGATGATGCGCGTTCGCCGGATCACTCCGAACGCCAACAGCGGCACCATCGCCGACACGATGACCATTGCCGGTTACACCGAGATCATCGACGAAAAGCTGCGGTACCCAAACACTGCACTGCTTTACATCGAATTCGATGCCCAGCAGTTCCAGAACATCCCGTCGGTGACCGTGGACTGCAAGGCCAAGCGCTGGCCGGTGCCCACCAACTACGACCCGGTAGCACGCACCTACACCGGCGTTTGGGACGGAACCTTCAAGCAAGCCTGGACCAACAACCCTGCGTTCGTAACTTACGGCCTGTGCGTCGAGGACCGTTTCGGCCTGGGCAAGCGCATCAAGTCCTGGATGGTCGACAAGTGGGAGATGTACCGCATTGCCCAGTATTGCGACCAGCTGGTACCCAATGGCCAAGGCGGCCAGGAGCCACGTTTCCTGTGCGACTTGAACCTGCAGGGCCGTTCCGAGGCCTGGACCTTGTTGCGCGACCTGTCGGCGATCTACCGGGGCATGGTGTACTGGGCTCACGGTTCGCTGTATATGCAGGCGGACATGCCGCGTGCTCAAGACATCGACTACGTCTTCACTCGGTCGAACGTCATTGCCGGCGAGTTCGTTTATGGCGGTGCCGAGCGGAACACCCACTACAGTCGCGCGCTGGTGAGCTACGACAACCCGGCCAACAACTACGATACCGACGTAATCCCGGTGACTGATCTGGCACTTCAGCGGCGGTACCGCGATCGTCCAATCGAACTCTCCGCGATTGGTTGCACCCGCGCCTCTGAAGCCCAGCGCCGTGGCAAGTGGGCGCTGCTCAGCAACAGCCAGGATCGCACTGTCACCTTCAAAACCGGGATGGAGGGCCGCATTCCGCTGCCTGGCTATGTCATTCCAGTGGCTGACGAGCTGGTTGCCGGCCGCCCGAACGGTGGCCGGATATCGTCCGCTGCTGGCCGGGTAGTGACCCTGGACCGCGATACGCCGATCAAGGCGGGTGATCGCCTGATACTGAACCTGCCGAACGGCAGCGCTCAGGCGCGCACCGTGCAGTCGGTAAACGGCCGGGCAGTGACTGTGACCACGGTCTACAGCGTTCAGCCCGAGCCAGAGCTGCAATGGGCGATCGACTATGAAGATCTTGCCATCCAGTTGTTCCGGGTACTCAAGACTTCACGTACTCAAGAAGGCCAGTACGAGATCACCGCGCTCGAGTTCAATCCAAGTAAATTCGCGGCGATCGACACCGGTGCCCGCCTTGAGGAGCGGCCGATCAGTGTTATCCCGGTCACGGTGGTACCGTCGCCGGCGAGCGTGACCCTGACTTCGAGCTCTGCGGTTAACCAGGGGATCGCGGTCAGCACCATGACCATTGCCTGGCCAGCTGTTGCTGGCGCTGTGGCCTATGACGTGGAATGGCGCAAGGACAACGGCAACTGGATCAAGCTGCAACGCACCGGTTCGACCTCTGTCGACGTGACCGGCATCTACGCGGGCGCTTACCTGGCCCGTGTTCGTGCCGTGAGCGCGTTCGATATTTCGTCGATCTGGAAGAGCTCCAACCTGACCCAGCTGACGGGCAAGGTCGGCTTGCCGCCAGCGGTTTCGTTCCTCAACACCGCAGCGCTGGTCTATGGCATCGGCCTGTCTTGGGGCTTTCCTGCTGGCGCCGAGGACACCGAGCGGACGGAGATCTGGTACAGCAAAACCAATTCGCGCAATGACGCTATCAAGTTGGGCGACTTCGCCTACCCGCAGGCCAAGCATGAGCTGCACGGCCTGGCTGCCGGTGTGTCGTTCTTCTTCTGGGCTCGTTTGATCGACCGGACCGGCAACGTTGGGCCTTGGTACCCGGCGGGTGTGGGCGTCAATGGTCAGTCGAGCGCCGACCAGTCCGAATATGAGGAGTATTTCAAGGACAAGATCACCGAGGGCGCGCTTTACCCGGCGCTGCAGGAACGCATCGACTTGATTGATGGTCCGCCATCGCTGCCGGGTTCGGTCAGTCAGCGAATAGAGGAGGTCAAGGTCCAGGTCGAAGAGATCAACGACCAGCTGGGCGAGCAGATATCCCAGGTTCAGGGCAACCTGCAGCAACAGATCGACCAGGTGAGCGCAATCGCCAAGTCGGCTGAGTACCAGAAGGAGAAAGCTTATGCCGCTGGCGCTTCTACGCGGCTGAATGATCGTCTGTATCAGGCCAAGATTGCTGTGCCTGCTGACCTGACCGGAGCCAAGGCACCGCCGAACACCACCTACTGGCTCGATGTTGGTCAGGTGGTGTCCCAGTCCAACGGCCTGGCTGGCCGCGTCACCACGCTGGAAACCAAGGTCACCGAGCAGGACGGCAAACTCACTGCCCAATCCGAGCGAATCGACGGCGTGCAGTCGAGCCTGACGGTTACCAACGGCAACGTGATTGCCGCGCAGAACGCCGCTCAGGCTGCAGCGGATCTGGCGGGCGGCAAAGGCAAGGTGCTGACGCAGTCGGCCACCCCGGCTGCAGCTGATCGCCTGCCGCAAAACCTCTGGATTGACACTACCGGTGGTGGCAACACACCCAAGCGCTGGAACGGGTCGGCCTGGGTCTCGGTAACGGATAAGGTCGCCACGGATGCGGCCGCGGCTGCGGCCAATGCCTTGTCGGTGGCCAACACCAAAGCTGACGCTTCGACGGTCAGCAGCATCGGCGCCCGGGTGACGGCGGCAGAAGGGACGATCTCCAGCCAGGGCCAGGCCCTTACCGGCTTGAACAACAGCCTTACGACCACCAACCAGAACGTCACGACGGCGCAGCAAGCTGCAGATGCGGCCAATGCACTGGCGGGCGGGAAGGGCAAAGTGATCATTCAGTCGGCTGCTCCGGCAGCAGCTGATCGGCTGGTACAGAACTTGTGGATCGACACCACCGGCAACGCCAACACCCCGAAGCGCTGGACCGGCTCGGCGTGGGCGGCGGTGACCGACAAGGCGGCGACGGATGCGGCTGCAGCTGCTGCATCGGCCTTGGCTCAGGTGGCCACCAAAGCCGAGGCCTCGACGGTTCAGGCACTGAGCAACGAGGTCACGCAGCAGGGGCAAACAATTACTGCCCAGGGCCAGGCAATCACCAATGTCCAGGCCTCGGTCGGGAACATTGCTGGCAATGGCTCCAACCTGATGCCAGCTGAGTACTCGGTGTTCTCGGATACCGCGCCTGCATTGGTACTGGGTGGTGGCCAGTTTGCCTCGGTGGTGGCTGATCCCACTGCGTTCAACGGCTATGCGCTTCGCCTGCTGAAAACCTCTGGCACTGGGACGACTTACTTCGCACCGTCAGCGATCTACTCGGGGGCCAACATTGCCCTGAAGAACAAGAAGTACATCGCTTCCTTCAATGCCAGAAGCGAGGGCGCGAACAAGGAAATGGTTGCGTCCTTGCGGACCATCTCTTCGTCAGGAGAAGTCCGGTTCGCTCCAGGACAGAACATCGCTATTACCGGGAACTGGGCGCGCTACAACGTGCTGTTCGATGTATCGAGCCCGCTGTTTGTTGCGGACAAAATGGTCTTAACCCTTTCCGCATCACCGAACCCTGCCGACGGGATCGCGGTGTTTGTGGATCGGATCATGTTGGAGGAACAGATTGGCGCCGGCACTGATCCGTCCGCCTTCGTCATCGGCAACAGCGCGGGGCAGGTGGCGGCGAATGCTGCTGCCACGACAGCCCTTGATGCCCGGGTGACTCAAACTGAAACTGGCCTGACGTCGCAGGGTTCGGCAATCACCAACCTGAACAACGGCCTGACCGCTACGAATCAAGGGGTGACCGCAGCGCAGCAGGCCGCTGACGCCGCTGCAACTCTGGCCGGGAGCAAAGGCAAGGTCCTGGTGCAGACCGCGACACCAGCGGTTGCTGATCGCCTGGCGCAGAACCTGTGGATCGACATCACGGGCAATGCAAACACGCCGAAGCGCTGGAATGGCAGCGCCTGGGTGACGGTGAGTGACAAGGTTGCCACCGATGCCGCCGCCGCTGCAGCGAACGCTTTGGCGGTAGCGCAGACCAAGGCAGACGCATCGACTGTCCAGGCGCTGACCAATACGGTTAGCCAGCAGGGCAACACCATTACCGCTCAGGGAACAGAGCTCACCAACATCAAAGCCACCGTGGGGAGCGTGGCTGGAGAAAACTTGCTGCTGGACCCGACTTTTTCCAACTCAAATGGAATTGGCCAGGCCGGTACGGTGTTTTTGCGAAACGATGCGGCTGTGCCTGGTGGGGTGTCGAGCGCTCGCGTAGTACGTGTAAGTCCGGCCACAGGTACCGGGAACACCTACTACGCCTTCCTTAGCGCCCTGAATGTAAGGCCGCCGGAGAATGGCAACTCGGCTCAGATTGCTGTGGTAGGCGGTGAAGTCTACGACTTCGAGTTGTACGCCTATGTCGCCGCGGCGCGTGGCCAGTGCGGCCTGTGGATTCAGTTCTACGATGTGGCAGGTGTGAGCATCGGGCATAACTGGGTAGTTGCAGCCGGTGATGGTGAGCGCGTCACCACTACGACTGGGGGCTGGGTCAAGCTCACGGGCATGGCCACTGTTCCAGCCGCAGCAATCCGCATGGCTATGACGCTACGTATCGGCGCCGGCGATGCAACAGATGTGTTCATGTCGGCGCCGGCGGCGCGCAAGCGTTCCGGCCAGGACAATGCCCAGGCTACCGCGACCCAGACGCTTAATGGTCGTGTTACCCAGACGGAGCAAGGGCTGACCAGTCAAAGCAACCAGTTGACCCAATTGGGTAACACCGTGGCTGGCAAGGCGGACAACAGCGCCCTGCAATCGCTGGGGTCGACCGTTGCTCAGCAGGGCAACACGCTCAATGCCCAGGGCACGGCAGTGACCCAGTTGCAGAGCACGGTGGGAAACATCGGCGGGAGCGGGGCAAACCTCATTCCTGCGGAGTATTGCGTCTTCACTGATAGCCTGCCTGCCATCCAACGGCGCAACACCACCGCACTGACCGCTGAGGCGTTCTCTGCGGCTTACGCCACCCACCGTCTCAAGACAGTCGATAGCGCTACCGGATCCGGTTATTTCTGTCTGTACGCCAACAATGAGGTACTGAACTTGCGACTCAAACCGAGTCAGAAGTACATCATCTCGTTTTGGTCGGAAGTGCCTCTCGCTCGCAATATTGCGGTGCGCATTCGTTACCTGAATGCGGCCGGAGCACAAGTCGAGGTTGGCCTGGGCAACGTTGCCGTTGGCTCAGATTGGGGGAGATACAGCGCTGTAGTGACCACTCCTACGGCTTTGGTGGACCGGGCTGAAATTCTGTTCTTTACGCAACCCGTTGCTGGCTCGATGGAGGCGTACTTCGACGGATTCATGCTTGAGGAGCAGTTGGGCACCAACACTGCGCCGAGTTCGTTCGCGACCGGCCCGTCCGCTCACCAAGCGAACGGCCAAGCCACAGCGATCAGCCAGCTCAATACCGCAGTAAATCAACAAGGGACGGCAATCACTGCTCAAGCCTCGCGCCTTGACGGGCTCTATGTTCAGGTGAATCCGGAGATGGAAGGAGACTCGTCCGGGCTGGCTGGGGCAACGGGTAGTTTTGTGGGTGTCTGGACGGAGCAATCCGCGCGGGTTGAAGACGGGATAGCTACAGGCAGACGGGTGGATACCGTTCAGTCCCAGGTCGGCGCCGTGGAAGGTTCGGTGCAGCTTGTCAGTGCCTCGGTCCAGCAGGTTTCCGAGACACTTGCAGGTGTTGATGGGAAGGTTTCGGCCATGACCACCATCAAAGCGGAGACCACTACTGGCGGCCGCAAGGTCATGGCAGGGCTTGCACTCGGAAGCGACGGCCAAACCAGCGAGATCCTGGCCTTCGCGCAACGGTTCGCGATTGTCGACGAGTCCAGCGGCAACATGTCACTGCCGTTCGTGGTGCAGGGCGGTCAGGTGTTCATCAACCAGGCCGTGATCAATAAGGCCTTCATCCAGGAAATTGTCGCCGGCATGACCATCAGGTCCGCAGCGGTGAACTCCCAAGGGCTGCCATTGCTGGAGCTCAACTTCGTAACCGGTGCCGTGAGTATTCGCAGCTCGGGTGCTGGAGGATCAACGCTCTTCAATAACGACGGGTTCTATGTTTACGATCAGAACCAAGTACGCCGTACGGCACTTGGCAAAGTTAGCGGTTAAGGAGGTATACCGTATGGCCTTGTATGGCGTAGAGGTGAGCAACGAAAGTGGTGTCCAAACTTTGGGTATGCAAGATTTCACCATTCAGAAGTTGGCATCAATGGAGATTCCCGCCACGGATGGCGTGCGAAAGAGCGGGAGTGGCACTCGAGCGGATTACATTCTCTGGAATGTGCCAGGGTATGATCCGTCCAAATGCTTTCTGCTAATTACCCCTAAGTACTATGCCGGTTATCCGCAGAATGGGCAGATAAGTCAGTGGGGTTATCTGCCTACCTATCGAAATTTGGGCGGCTCGCAGATCGCAATATTCACTTACTGCAACCGACGCAGCCCCACGGGCGTCGGTAACAACTATAAAGACGAGTGGATAGAGCACACGGCTCACTGCGTGCTTGAAGCAGTCAGGGTGGGATAATGGCCGAGTATGGGTTTCAAGCGGTAAACGACTACAGCACGATCACCATTTCAAGCACCTACAAGGTGATGGTGTTTTCAGAGCGAGGCATGGTAAGGATTACCTCATCCTATACTGACCGTGGCGGCCAGGGGCAAGCGACATTTATTCGCCCCATCTATACCCAAGAAGCCCCGCAGCTATTCGTTCGTGTGCAAAGCGCGTCCCACGGCGCGCTGGGCCTAGCGGTGACGTTACTTGGCGGGCCGGGGAATTGGACAGGCTTTCAACTGGATTCTGCGGCTACTGGGGCGGCGCCTCTTCAGGACTTTACCCTTGAGTATGTGTCCTGCAAGTTTGCAGATGCGGTGCAAAATAGTGGCTACGGACTGAATATTTGGGATGCCAACGGCATTCCGGTATTCAACGCAAGAGATAAAATTGTGCGATATAGTAAGTTTGCAACTTCGTGGTCTATGGCGGTTGATACGTCTATCTCTCGTGTGTTCGTTCCAAACGTTTCTATCGAGACTGACGATTTTATATGCGTGTCTGCGATGGATCGCGGGGTGAACTGGTTCACCGATAATGCCCAGTTTGCGGGCTTTAACATATGGGCGAACTGGGCGCCTTATCTCACGCTCTATTGTCAGCGTATCACTGCGCTGGGCTACTGGTACTGGCAGAGCATGAATGAAACGCAGTTTGCCGTTCCGGTGTGTAAGTTTCCGGCTGCTAGATATACAAACTAAAGAGGTCGTATATGGCTAAGCAAACAATCAATCTGGGCACTGCTCCTAGCGGGGCCGGTGGGGATGACCGGCGAAGTGCCTGGCAAAAGGCGATTAGTAACTTCAATGAACTGTACGACTGGCTTACCGGGGTCTCGGGCGGTGCAACCCTGCCTGTGACGTTGCCAATTGCGCGTGGCGGTACCGGTGGGTCCACACCCGAAACTGGGCGTTCCGGTCTCGGGCTGGGAAGTGCCGCTACGCGTAATGCTGGTTCCACCCCTGGCAGCCTGATGGTCGTGGGGGATCGCTCTGCACCCGTTGCAGCATCAATCAATAGCTGGGGCAATTCGTTCGAGATGTGGACCTCTCAAGGAACGGTCGGCGCTCCTGAGCCGGGGTCGTTTGGGACCATGATTAACGCCGCATGGAGCGGCGGAGCGTATGGCACCCAGATCTTGATGTCAGTTACTGGCCGCATCTGGTTCAGGGCTGGAGACTATACAAGCGCTACAAGGCACGAGATCTACCACACTGGTAATACCACCCGTGCCGCTGACGGCACTCTGAAGGCGATTTGATCATGGCAAGAGCTGCAATCAACATCCTTGGCGCAAGTGGTGAAACCTACGATCTGGTGTCGAATGGCTCCCTGGCCGTTACATCTTCACGCCAATCAGTAGGGGTCTATCAGGTAGCCGGCTCGCTCGGCCTGGTCCCGTTTCCCCCGATCGGCGATGGCTGGGGGTATACCGTGAATCAGGTGGATAGTCGGGCTGACATTGAAATCGAGTTCACCGATGGTGTGCTGACCGTCATCGCGACCAAGGATGGGCAGCCCTACGACTTGAAGCACATGATCACCCTGCACCTCTTGGTGCCGGGTCTACCGGCGCCGGAAGCTACAGAGCCTTTGGAAGCCGCCGACGTTTGAAGTCGAACTATCACCCAAGCCCGCCATCGAGCGGGTTCATTTTTGCCTGGAGAACCCCATGCCTTACATCGTCATCAACACCAGCAACCACTACGACCCCGCGAACCAGATCCACCACGCCACCGAGGAAGCCGCCGACCAGGCAGCGCGCGATCTGCTGTCCTCCCAACCAGCGGCAATCGTGCATACGGCCAAAGTACTCAAGCGCTACACCGCCGAAGTGACTGTGACCGTCGATGAGCCTGAGTCGGTCGAGCCGATGGAGGAAGCCTGATGCCCATTACCGAGCAGCAGTTGCTGCAGATCCTCCCCAATGCCCGCCCAGTAGCGGGCATTTTTTTGCCTTCAATAAACCGAGCCATGGCCCGCTTCAAGATCGACAGCCGGGTTCGCCAGGCGGCGTTCCTGGCCCAGATCGGTCATGAGTCGGGCCACCTGCGCAACCTGGTGGAGAACCTGAACTACAGCGCCGAGGCTCTCATGCGTACCTGGACGACCCGGTTCAATGCTGCCCTGGCCAAGGAATATGCCCGGCAACCGGAGCGCATCGCCAATGTCGTGTACAACGCGCGCATGGGCAACATCCACCCGGGTGACGGCTGGCGCTTCCGTGGGCGTGGCCTGCTGCAGGTCACCGGTCGGGCGAACTATGCCGCTGCCGGCGTTGGCCTGGGCCTGCCACTGGAAGACCTGCCGGAACTGCTCGAGCAGCCGGAGCATGCCGCCATGTCCGCCGCCTGGTGGTGGGCGAAGCACGGGCTTAGCGAGCTGGCCGACGCTGGCCGCTTCCAGGACATTGGCAGCGTCATCAACACCGGAAAGCCAGGCCGGGTTCCGCACGGTGCAGATGAGCGCAAGGCGCTGTATGACTGTGCCTTGAAGGTGCTGGCATGA